TTAATTTTTCATTGCTTCGTTATGGGGCATGGTTGGGGCAAACTCGCTTAACTGTGTATTTAACAAAGCTACCTGTGCATTATTGTTTTCAGACATCCATTTTCCGTATACCTGAAATACCATTTGCGCATCTGCATGGCCCATCTGGTTTGCTATAAATGCCGGGTTAGCACCAGCTGTCAGCGACCAGCAGGCATAAGTATGTCTCGACTGATATGATTTTCGATGGCGGAGTCCGGCACGTTTTATCGCTGCGTCCCACATCTGCCTTATTGAGTCAACGGTAAAATGGTCACCATAATTTTTTACTCTCGCTGACACTTCAGGTTGAAAAACAAAGGTGCATTTTTGTTTTTCTGTTCTGCCATACTCTCTGAGGTGAACATCAATGATATGCTCTTTGCTCAGTCTCGTTAATGTCATCTGACTCCGGAGAGCGTCGATTGCTGGCTTAATAAGATGAATGCCCCGATTGGTTCCCGCCTGTGTTTTTGGTACCGTGAAACGGTCTTTTGCTAAATTTCTCCTGATCATCATTGTTCCATTTTTCAGATCTATGTCCTCCCATCCAAGAGCACACAGCTCACCAGGGCGAACGCCAGTATAAACAGAAACACACCATAAATTTTTTGCTTGCTGATTTCTGCACGCATCGATAAGACGGATAAATTCCTCCCGCGAAAGAGGATCCGGAATGGTTCTTGATTCCTTTAATGGCGAGATCCCCTTAAACGGATTATCTGGCAGGTAACCGTTATCAACACCAAACTGGAACACGGCGTTAAGATTTGTCATGTAATTATTTACAGTTACAGCCGATCTCCCTGGTTGTGTAACAATATAGTTACTTTTGGGGTTCTGGTATCCAGTCAGTAGCTCTTTACGAACCTCCAGTAATTTTTCTTTATTAATCGATGAGGCAAGATTTTTTTCACCGATTATGCTCAGGATATTTTTGATGACGGCACGGTATGTGTTGAGTGATGTTTTGGCGACTTCAGTTTCTTTCAGTGCCAGAAATTTTTCAGCCAGTTCTTTTATGGTTAAATCTTGTCGGGCCTCACCAAATTTTTCCAGATTGCGTGAGGAGGGAAACTGTTTTGCATAGTCGAAAACACCAGTTTTTATTGCGTAACAAACAGATGAGCGTAGTTCACCTGCAACGCGCCTGTTTTTTGCTGTGTCAGGAACCCCCAGATTTTCCCTGACTCTTACGCCTTTATAAACAAACCAGATACGTAATTTCCCTCCATGGTTTTCCACGCCTGTCGGATATTTCATTTCAACTTCTCTCATTAGTTAGTGTGGCTTTTAGTCAAGTAAGATGACGTCTTGGTCTCGCTGATGCCTGGCGCTCAATCCAGCGATCAATTTCTTCCAGGTTGTAAAAGCATGGACTGTTATCCCATGGCATACCGTCATGAGCGACATGCTTATATTCCCTTCCTTCCATAAACGATTTTTCCCGGGCCTTTTTTAACGTACCTTTTTTTATTCCTTTCAGCGCAATTAACTGCTCTTCGGATACCCATTTGCCGGGAGAGACAATCATGATTACTTCGCTCATCGATTTCTTTATCTCTTACATCAGATGAGCGCCGGTTGCAGAATACCAGTCACAACCGGCGACAGTTGAACATTAAGAATCAGCCTGACTCGGGATCAGTTTTTGCCAGATAACTGAAACGTATTTTGCCTGGTAACGGGCGTCATCAAGTGCATTATGGCGCTCACCTTCGAATGGAATAGCCGTTCTGGCATCGAAGTCTATGGCTTTCCCCAGCTCAACGATTGTGCGTACATCGCGATCGTTGTAGTAACGCCACGGGCAGGGGATCCCCTGCCGTTCGTATGAACGGCGCAAAATCGTGTTGTCGAAGTTGGCTCCATTTCCCCAAACCTGAACAAAAAATTCACCGGAGTTTTCGTCGATAAATTCCCGCAATTGTAACAGTGCATCATCTAACGGGATTTCATCGGTCATAATGGCAGATTGCGCTTCGCGTGATTGCTTAAGCCACCATTTAATGGTGTCCCGATCAATGACTCCGCCAGCAGTTTCCAGATCGACAGTCTTACTAAATTCCGGTCCCATATCTCCGGTTTGCGGATCGAAAAATATTGCACCTATTGAGATAATCGGGGCTTCGGGATTTTTTCCCATGGTTTCAAGGTCGATCATCAGATGAATCCCCGCTCTGCTGGTGGATGTGAGATTATGATGACCGTTCGCCTTAATTAAGGGATCTGACGCCTCGCCAGTTTCACTATCGCTGGCATGATGCTGATTGCCGCCAGTGTTCTCCTTGTGCTGATGCGCAGTGCCTTCCATTTCCTCCGGATCATTTTCCTGAACTTCAGGCTGATTCTCTCCATCGAATATTTCCTGGTATGTTGCGCCCCCCATCACCGCACCACAATCAGGGCAGTTGCCGCCACCGCTCTGACCGCAGGCGGTGCAGATTTTTTCCGGTTCCTGTTGCACTACTGGTTCAGGTTGTTTCGTTTCTGGCTCGTTTTGTTGCGTATTTGGGCTGTTTTGTTCCGCTTTCTGGTCGTTCTGTTCCGTTTCTTGCTGGTTCTGGTTCACAGTATCGCGGGTTTCAATCCCCTTCACCCATTTCGGATCATTCGGGTCGCTAATCCCTTCAATAAATTCACCACGTGATGCAGCAAGCAACTTATCGGCGTCAGGCTGGCTGATATTGGCTGCCTGCATAATTTTGTTTACTTCGTCAGCGGTAACTTTTACCGGTTCTGGCTGTGCGGTCGTGTCAGATGCACCAGTATTTTGTTGTGAACCTGAGCATGTACTGTTTTTGCGGGCGAAATATTCTTCTTTCGTGATTTCAGTAGCCCCGGCAGCCAGCGCCTTATCCAGACCAGAAAGTTTGTTTGCGCGACCGTATTTTTCGCCATCCTTGTCGGTGAAGAGGAAGTAGAACGGCCCCTCACGCTCTACAGATGGTTCGACTTCCACTTTGCATTCGGTTTTTTCGTTGTCCGGAATTGCCGTTTCCACTGCATCAGTTTCTGGTACTGGCGACGAGAGAGTATCAGTTGCGCTCTGATTTGTTCCTTCATCTTCAAACACGCCCTTTGTAGTCAGGTATTCAGTAATGTATTTGTTCAGTGCCACAGAGTCTTTGTGAATGTCGATCGGACGTTCACGAACAAGGCCAAAAATAGTCTGGCGGTCGTAGCGAAGGGCATCAGGCTGTTTGCGCATTGATGCCGAGATACGCTTCCAGTCTTCGCGGTCGTTGTCGATAACTTCATTTTTTGCCCAGCGATGGATGCTGCCGCCAATGTTTCCGGCATCCACATCACCAGGCCAGAGAGCGTAGGCCAGTTCATCATCCAGTGTTTTCCATGTCTGCTTGTATTCGCGACGAATGACTGCAGTGACAGGGTGGATTTTTTCTGCTGAGTTTTCAGTGTACTGTTGATTGGCTCTGGCGCGGGCGAGATCAACAACAGACGTGTATTTCCCGGTTTCCTTGCGTTCACCTTCGCGACGTTTTTTCCAGATGCGCATCTCTGCCTGAATTTCGGGCCATTTGGCACCAGGCTTACATTTATGCTTAACCCACCCGATGGCATGCAGCTTAAGCTCCGGATACATGGCGTTAACTTCTGGCATTTTCATCAACGCTTCAACGATATGTCCGTCGAATGTTGCCATGTCTTCCTGCAACAATTCCTGCGCGCTAATCACCATATCAACGGTGATGTTTTCACATGTGTCGAACTTAACCATGACAGCGTTCTGTACTTCAGGGGCCAGCTTGTCAAAAGTGACGTTCATCGGATCTGATTCAGTCTCAACCGGGACAAAGGAAGCAGACTCCTCATCCCAGCGGTTTTCCTGCATATATTCAGCATCCCAGGAATCGAGGGCAGGGCGGGGTATACCGGGCTTATCCTCGCAGATAATAAATTTATAAGCGCAGTCCTGAGCAGCCGGATAATGTTCCAGGAATTGCCAGTGAAATTTTGCTCGAGCACGGCGTTCGTCGCCAGCTTCAATGGCTGTGGCTACAGCCACAGCGCCTTCTTCCCTTGTTGCCAGTTCGTCAGGAATAGCGGCGCAAATAAAGACTTTACTCATTTTGTTTTAACCTCATTACAGATTTAAGGGTGAACAAATCCCTGCCATTGCTGGCATATAAAAATGAAACCGGATATTAATTACGGTGCTGTTTTAAGTCCTGCCGGGATTTCGTTATTATCCATGTGAATAACTTTATCGACCGGATAACAGTTACCGGGAATTTTCTGTTCCACTGCGGCAACCATGCATTCTTTCATTGAGCCGTATACGCCAGTAACCATGTCAACCGGTTCACCGGAAACAAGAAAAACCGTCAGAACAAGTGCAAATGTAGTATTCATTGCCAGCATCCTTTTTGCATCAGGCGTAAACGGGCCAGCATTGAAACAATGCATATTTTATCCAATAGCTCCCGTTCTTGTTTCCTCTTGTTAATGGCATCTTCAGTAAATACTGGGTTACTGATAGTGACACCAATTTCAAAACAACCTTCAGACGTATTAACGTTTGGTAATAACGTTTTCATTATCGCACCCTCAACAATGAATTTTGTGATGCGGTGCCTGGTGCCTCCAGGTGACGTTAACCAGTTAACAATTAACGCCGGATACAGAGAACCCATCCATAACACTGTTTTTGGTTTTAACTGTTCCGCGTGCGCTCAGCCGCATTCACCGCATCACAAAATTCACTTTAAAAAGGGCAGCAGAGCAGTCACGGAGTAAAACTGATACCACCAAACGTCACCAGAAAATTGATAACAGAGGGCGTTGCAGCGGGGTTGTCACTTAAGCGTATGGTCAACCTGGCAACCCGGTGTCTCAATGGGGGAGGAATAACCCCGCCATACTTACCGCCGCGCCATTTCGCGGAGTGCCACAACCGGAAGCGCACGGTCGAATTAAATTTAACGACACCGTACAGTGAGACGAACTTCGCCGTGCGCTTTCGCGTTATGCCCTGGCTTTTCAGGGATATATCCTTTCAGTAAACTGTCAGTACCGGATTCTTATCCGTGTCCGGCGCACGACCACACGTGGCAGCGTGTTGGTCTCCATTTTTAACCCAGAACCTCAATGGAGGATAAAATGCCAAACAAAAAAAGAAATCCGCTTATTGAAAAACAGATTGAATGCCTGGTAAATCAACTCAGGCAATCAGGGTTATTAAAAACTCATTCAGAGTTGAGGCTCACAGAATCAGCATTCGACGATAAATTAAATAATGTCCTTTATAATGGCATTATTGATTTTAATCGTTCAGTTGGTCGCCTCGGCCCTGCTGGTGTTTCCTTATAATTACCAGTCAATCCAGAGCGGACCGTGTTCAGCGTAAATATAACTGTACACATCCAGATTATATTTGTGGTCTGTTAAGAACAGGCCGCAAATACATGCCGAAGCTTCCAGGGCAGCGGCTCTGTTACTGAATAACCATGTGGCAACATTCCAGCGTTTTTCTGCATCCCAGTCTTTCTCAAGGCCTGATACCATGAAGAAACCGTTAGTGTTGCCATCAAATAATTCTGTTTCCAGATTTTTAAGCAATGCCTGATGGACTCTTGCCAGGTATTCCGCCGGAATTTCGCCACGAATTCTGATGAGATTGTCATAAACAAACATGTTCCCCGCATATGGCGATTTTTCTTTCTTGTTTTTTAAACCAGCATCATGAGCAAACTGATCAATTTCTTCTTCCGTTGGTTTCGTATTGATGTTTTGCGCTGTCGTTTCTGCAATTTTATTTGCCACACTATCTGAGTCGTGTTTATTTACAGACGCACAGAAATACAATCCGGTAAACGCATCGCGCACATTACGAGCCATATTATCAGTGTCTTTTTTCGTTACCGATTCCAATGCAAGTTCGTTCAGACGATGACGAAGTGTGTGTGCTGCAATTTCCTGGATTGAAGTAGGTAAATCTTTAAATTCCATCGTCAACCTCATCAGTCAGAGTTTCTTGCTAACCAGCGATGCGCGCCAGCTTCGGTTTTAAACGTTTTGCTTTTGGTATACGTCATCGCGGTGAACGTGCCGTCCTGGTTGGGAAACACGCCGCACACCAGAGATTCGTTGTTGCCAAGATCGATAGTATCCATGTTGACCTCATTTCCCCTTAACGCCGGGGTAGCGGAACAAAAACCTGCTGCATAGTTATTAAAGTTGAACCCTGCCGTCATGTTCTTACGCCTCGGGCTGGCTACTTAACCCCTGACCACTGCCGGGTAACTCGAAGTATTGCCCTGCATTCTGTGGGGTGGAGTGAGGGAATGAATGAAGTTTAGAAAAATGAACTTTACAGGTCAATGTTTTTTTATCAAAACATTTTAAGCAGGCAGCTGTTAAGCCATCACCACGATGGCATACAGTTAATCAAATAGATGAGGTTGGTTAAATATCTTGTTGAATTTTAAAGCATACGCCCAATATGCAAGATAGATCATCCAGCATAATTGAAGGGTAGCGAGGATTCGTGGGGACTAAAAGAATATCCGGCCCTTCTATCTCCAGTTTACGAATGACAGGTGTTGTGGTCCCTTTGGGTAAGGCAAGGACAATATTTCCTGGTTGTACGGTTCGATCGGGATCAACAAAAACTGTTGAACCATTTGGGATGGAAACTCCCCCACCAGATGTTGACATACTGTCACTCTCTAGAACAACTGCAAAGGTATTGGCCGGGATTTCTCCGACAAGCTGCACACAAGAGGTTATTGAGGAATTTTTCATATAATCACTCCAGCTTGCTGCCTGCTGAAGTGATAGTAGCGGAACCGTTTTTATCGGCGGTAAAGATAGATCAAGCGAATCACCTGTATTTAACTCTCCTCCATTAAGAAGCCAATTTTCGTTTACTTTCAATATCTTTGCCAGTGAACTTATGTAACGCGAGGACGGCGCTCCTCCACCGTTCATCCATTGACTTACGGAGCCTTTTGATGCGCCAGTGGCATTGACAAGGTCTTTGCCTTTCAGGTTTAGCGCATGCATACGTTGGGTTATGCGTTCAGATATTGTTTGCTTGCTCATGTTTTGATTTTAAAACACAGATGGTTTTGTTTCTTGACTTTCTTTGGTTTTGATTATTAAACTTTTGGCGTTCAGTTTTATGGAGCGACTCATGAAAAAATCAGAAGTATTAGGCTATTTTGGCGGAGTTGTTAAAACAGCCGCAGCTCTAGGAACGTCAAAAACCACAGTCAGCATGTGGGGGGAAGAGGTTCCGTGGAAATGGGCGTTGCTAATTCAGGCAGTCACTGCCGGGGCGCTCAAATATGAGTTACACATACCGACGGTTGTCATTCCCGGTTCTGATCATAATCCGCCTTCTAACCAAGGGGGGGATTCATGAAAATCAAGCATGAACACATCCGCATGGCGATGAATGTCTGGGCGCATCCGGACGGCGAAAAAGTGCCGGCTGCGAAAATTACCAAAGCGTATTTCGAGCTGGGAATGACGTTCCCGGAACTGTATGACGACAGCCATCCGGAAGCCCTGGCCCGTAATACCCAGAAAATTTTCCGTTGGCTGGATAAAGACACCCCTGATGCTGTTGAAAAAATGCAGGCTCTGTTACCGGCGATCGAAAAGGCGATGCCGCCTTTGCTGGTGGCCCGTATGCGCAGCCACAGTTCTGAATATTACCGTGAGATCGTCGAACGGAGGGATCGGCTGGGGAAGGATGTCGATGATTTTGTTGCGTCAGCGGTTGTTTTGTATGACCAGATGAATCGCGGCGGCCCGGCAGGGAATGCTGTGGTGATGCACTAAAAGCACGGTGTTCGGGGGTTTTATGAGCAGCAAGCTTCATGGTCTTGTCTGGGAAGGGTGCGCCTTCACCGGCATGATCTTATCCAGGGTGGCGGTTATGGCCCGTCTTGCAGACTACAGCAATGACGAGGGCGTGTCATGGCCTGCCATTGAAACTATCCGGCGTCAGATCGGTGCAAGAAGTGAATCCACAGTGAAATCGGCTATTGCAGAACTGGCGAAAGAGGGCTGGCTGACGAAGGAAGAGCGTAAGGTCGGTGGGCGTAATGTAAGCAATATCTATCGGCTTAATGTGGAAAAACTCGAAGCAGCTGCGGCGGCGGCGCGTGAGTCATATAAACCGAAAAGAAAAATTAGCCCGGCAAAAAATGACCCGTTAACAGTTGACCCGTCAAATATTGACCCCTCAACGGTTGACCCGTCAAATTTTGATGGATCAACTGTTGATAAAAAACTGCCGATTAGGGGGCCGATGATTGACCCCGATCCGTCAGTATTAAAACCTGATCCGTCAGATAAAAGATCTTCTTGTCCGGACGCTTCGCAACCGGACCCGCAGACGGCTGAACAGGATTTTTTAACCCGACACCCTGACGCGGTTGTGTTCAGTGCGAAAAAACGCCAGTGGGGAAGTCAGGAAGATTTGGTGTGCGCACAGTGGATCTGGGGACGAATCGTGAGTCTTTACGAGCAGGCGGCCAGCTATGATGGCGAGATCACTAGACCGAAAGAACCCAACTGGACAGCATGGGCCAATGACGTTCGCACAATGCGGATGCTGGATGGCAGAACTCACAGACAAATTTGTGAAATGTTTGGGCGTCTCCAGCGGGATTCGTTCTGGGTAAAAAACATCATGAGTCCGGCAAAACTCCGGGAAAAATGGGATGAACTGGTTATCCGCCTGGGGCGTTCGCCTGCGCAGCGTTGCGTGAATCACATTTCTGAACCGGACACTGAAATACCGCCGGGATTCAGGGGGTGACGTGTCATGAAAAACATTGCGGCAGGCGGCGTTCTTGAACGTATCCGAAGACTGGCTCCGCCACATGTAACCGCCCCATTCAGAACGGTAGCGGAGTGGCACGAGTGGCAACTTGCTGAAGGCCAGAAACGTAGTGAGGAGATCAACCGCCTGAATCGCCAGTTGCGGGTGGAAAAAATTCTGAATCGCTCAGGCATCCAGCCGTTGCACCGTAAATGCTCGTTTGCGAATTACCAGGTGCAGAACGACGGTTAGCGATACGCGTTGAGCCAGGCGAAATCTATCGCTGATGAACTGATGACCGGATGCACAAATTTCGCGTTTAGCGGAAAACCTGGTACCGGGAAGAACCACTTAGCAGCAGCTATCGGGAATCGCCTGCTGAAAGACGGTCAGACAGTGATTGTGGTTACCGTGGCTGATGTTATGAGTGCCCTCCACGCCAGCTATGACGATGGGCAGTCAGGCGAAAAATTTTTGCGGGAACTGTGCGAAGTGGATCTGCTGGTTCTTGATGAAATTGGCATTCAGCGCGAGACGAAAAACGAGCAGGTGGTACTGCACCAGATTGTTGATCGCCGGACAGCGTCGATGCGCAGCGTGGGGATGCTGACAAACCTGAACTATGAGGCCATGAAAACATTGCTCGGCGAGCGGATTATGGATCGCATGACCATGAACGGCGGGCTATGGGTGAATTTTAACTGGGAGAGCTGGCGTCCGAATGTCGTCCAGCCAGGAATTGCGAAGTAATTTTTACCGGGAGAAAAATTTAATGGAGACTGTTTTTGACGCACTGAAAGCAATGGGAAAAGCCACATCCATAGAACTTGCTGCGCGACTTGATATCAGTCGTGAAGAAGTGCTGAACGAACTATGGGAACTGAAAAAGGCTGGTTTTGTTGATAAAAGCGCGTACACCTGGCGTGTGGCTGATAACAACGTTCAGCAGGAACAGCCAGCGCAGGCAGAACTGCCGGAAGAAATCACCACAGCAACAGTAGCGAAAATCTCAGAGTGCGATTTAACCGCGACGATTGAACAACGAGGACCACAAACGGCTGATGAGCTGGCTACATTGTTTGGTACCACATCACGCAAAGTGGCTTCAACGCTGGCAATGGCAATCAGCAAAGGTCGTCTGATTCGCGTAAATCAGGGCGGTAAATTTCGTTACTGCATACCGGGCGATAATTTACCAGCAGAGCCGAAAGCAGCATCGGTAGCGGAAACTGATGGTAAGGCCTTTCCTCATACCGCAGGTGTTGCGTTACCAGTACAGGAGGCTGCAACACAGGAAGATATTAAAACAGAAACTGTGGCGGACATTGTGCAGTCGCTGCCATCGTTTACTGAAACGCGAGCGGATGACCTGGTTTTACCATCACTGCATATGGCAAACCGCGAACTGCGTCGGGCGAAAAATCATGTCCAGAAGTGGGAGCGAGTCTGCGCCGCGCTGCGGGAGCTGAACAAGCACCGGGATATTGTTCGACAGATTACTGATTCTTCCCGCCGTGTTGTATCGGAAAAGTGATTGCCGGAGGCGCTTATGGCAAAAGTATTTACACAAGAAGAGCGGGAAAAAATTAAAGGGCAGGTTGTTGAGCTAGTACGCCGGAGTGGGCGCGAGACGTTACGGCAACTGGAAGCCAAGACAGGTGCGACAAGATATCTGATGAGCGTTCTCGCCAGAGAGCTGGTTGCCAGTGGCGATGTATACAACTCTGGTTACGGGTTATTCCCGTCTGAACAGGCTCGTAAGGACTGGCAAAATGCCCGCAAAAAACTATCCAGGGCAAAGGTGAAGAAACCATCTGTGGTTGATCCGGACCTTATCTGGTCATTACCAGACGGAGAAATACGCCGCTACGACAGGCGTCTGAACATAATCTGTCGCGAGTGCCGGAAGAGCGAAGTTATGCAGCGTGTGCTGGCGTTTTATCAGAATGGTTTTCGAGAGAGGCTTGGAGATCAGGGATGAATAGAACGATGAAGGATGGAAGCTACATATTCTCGGTACTAAGATTTATTTTTCTGACACAAAATGACCATTTGGCGTTACATAATCCCAAAAAAACGTATCAAAAATCTCAAAATGCGTTACGATTAGAGAGTATTTTGATTCTGCGTGCTCATTTTTTGATTGCTGTGGCTTTTTGTTGTGGGAGTGTTGAATGGATTATTTATCAGAAGTGTTAAAAATCATTGAAGGTGCAACAAAGGCAAATGCTTCGATGGCTAGTAATTATGCTGGGTTGCTGGCAGATAAGCTCGAACAAAAAGGGGAGGTCAAGCAAGCCAGAATGATAAGAGAAAGGTTGCTTAGAGCTCCCCAGGCGTTGGCAGGAGCTCAAAGGGCTGGA